AATGGATAGAATTATTAAAACAACTATTAACAACCGTATACGTAGCTTATTTTGGCTCACGTGGTTTTGAGAAATATAAATCAATAAGTAATAAATAAAATAAACAAATAAATAAAATGGGAAGATTCACGCTAGATACTAGCACAGTTAGCAAGGCTCTTGTTGTACCAACAGGTGGTAATGCTACTATAGACGCAAGATCCGCTTGGGAATTTGAAAACCAAAGTGGAACACTAGGAACTAATTATAACAGTTCTGTTCTTTACGCTAGCGTCGGAGGGGACGTAGCTGTTATAACGCCAGGCGTTTTTAGCGCTATGGGTACTGTAACACAATTAAACTCAAGCAATCTATATGGTGCTAATCCTACATACGCGACTTTATCAAATGGTAATGGTTATGTAACAGGAAATAATATTGCAACAACTTGTGTAAGTACTGTTCCTCATTCGCCAGGTACAGAACCAACAGGTCTAACTGTAGATATTACGGTGACATTACCAACAGCGACATTAAGCGCTGCTGGTACAGGTTATTCAGCAGGTGCTATAGATAGTGTAACTGGAGGAACTGGAACAGGTATAGAAGGAACAGTAGCTATAAACGCCGGTGTTGTAACCGCGTTTACTTTTACAAGTGGAGGAATTGGTTATACTGTAGATGATGTTATAACTTTATTCCAAGCCGGGTCAGGTGATAACGCAACTATTACACTGGTAAGCGCACCTAACGGAGCTGTAGATACAATTGCAATAAATCAACCAGGAGTTAATTACTCTGCTGGAGATATTATAACAGTAGCTCAAGTTGGTAGTGGATTAAACGCTACAAGAAGTGTTTTACAAGCTAGAGATTTAGCTCCTACGGCAGCTGCAAATGCTGTTGTGTTTAAAGGAGTTGTAACTGGTTCTATATTACCTGTTGCTGTAGATTACGTAGTAACAACCGGTACTGGAGCTGCGGTAGAATTAATTGCTTGTAAATAAGTAATATATAGGTGACTATATAAGTATATAATAACAATTAAATTAAATCAAATTATGGCAAAAGCTAAAAAAATCAAAGAAGAGCAGTTAAAGTTAGTTAACACTCAACAAACTCAGTTAAATGAATTACTAAGATCAATTGGTGTTCTTGAAGTTCAAAAGATGAACGCACACACTAGAATTGATAAACTTAGTTCTGAAATTGAGACTACCAAAAAAGAACTAGAAGACGAATACGGTTCAGTTAATATTGATCTTAAAGACGGATCATACACTGAAATAGAAAAAGAAGATGCCGAGTAACATAAGAAAAATAAGCATTGGATCTGACTATAAAAATGACGCTATGCATTATTCTGTAGGTCAACAAGTTTATGGTGGTCATGAAATATCACATATAATTTTTGAAGATTCAGACAATTCTTATAATATACATATAAAGAAAAGCAATGAAGTATTGCCGTGGAAGAAATTTAATTCTAACATGGCAATATCAGTTGAGTACGATCTGCAATATTAATGAACAGTTTATATGACTTTATTGTAGAACCTGTAGGTGAAAAATACAGCAATACAGTAAAAGTGGGTAACAAAGAATTAGTAGTTAACACTAAAATAGAAAACTGGAAATTTGTAAATAGAATAGCTAAGGTTGTTAAAACACCTTTGGCTATTAAAACACCAATAAAAGAAGGTGATTTAGTAGTAGTACATCAAAATGTTTTTAGAACATTTTATGATATGAAAGGTATTAAGAAAAAAAGTAGATCTTATTTTAAAGATAATTTATACTTTTGTGCTATAGATCAAATTTATTTATATAAAAATAATAAAGATTATCACTCGTTTGGCGATAGATGTTTTATACAGCCTATAAAAGATAATCAAGATCTAACGCTAGATAAAGAGCGTAGTCTTGTTGGTATACTAAAGTATGGCAATAGCTCTTTAAAGAAGCTAAGAATAACTCCTGGTGACTTAGTTGGGTATACTCCTAACGGTGAATGGGAATTTTTAGTTAATAACGAAAGGCTTTATTGTATGAAATCTAATGATATTGTAATTAAGTATGAAAACCAAGGAAACGAAGAAAAGTATAATCCTAGCTGGGCAAGTGGCAGTTGAGGAATTAATTAAGGTTGCTAAAGAACCTATTGTAGACTCGGACGACGATATATCTGCTGACAGACTTAAAAATGCAGCGGCAACAAAAAAATTAGCAATATTTGATGCTTTTGAAATATTAAATAGAATACAAGAAGAGCAAGATATGTTAGATGATAAACCAAAAGAAATAAAGCAAAGTAATTTTAAAGGCTTTGCAGAAGGTAGATCTAAAAAATAATGTATCAACAAACTCTATATAAAATATTACCCGACCACATAAAACCTAAAGTTCTTAAAAGAATGAATAAGTATAACAAGTGGGAATACGGTTATAACGAGGATCATGACATGGTTGTGATAAGTAGAACCGGTAGAATTGGAGAGGTTTATGAAATACAAAACCTAAAAATAGCCTTACCTGAAGAACAAGATGTTAAAACATTTAAAAATAACAAGTGGAATAAAACAGAATACCCTAAAGTTCTAAGTAAGATAAAAACAACATTCGACTGGAAACAATATCCGCAAGATTTTAAAGAAAAATGGCATGATTACATTGATAAAGAGTTTACCTGTAGGGAAGAAGGTTTTTGGTTTTATAACAAAAGCGTTGCTACTTACCTTACTGGTACTCACTACATGTACTTGCAGTGGAGTAAAATTGACGTTGGGGCACCAGACTTTAGGGAATCAAATAGATTATTCTTCATTTTCTGGGAAGCTTGTAAGGCCGATATACGATCCTACGGACTGTGCTACCTTAAGAATCGTCGATCAGGTTTTTCCTTTATGGCATCAGGAGAGGTGGTCAACTTGGCTACAATATCCTCCGACTCTAGATATGGAGTATTATCTAAGACTGGACCTGACGCGAAGAAGATGTTCACAGACAAGGTGGTACCGATATCCGTTAATTACCCATTCTTTTTTAAGCCGACCCAGGACGGTATGGACAGGCCTAAGACCGAGCTTGCTTACCGTGTACCAGCCACAAAATACACCCGTCGTAAGCTTATTTCGTCTACAACGGAAGAAATTGCGCAAGAAGAATTACAAGGCTTGGACACTACGATCGACTGGAAGAACACCGGTGACAACTCCTACGATGGTGAGAAGCTCAAACTCCTCGTCCACGATGAGAGCGGTAAATGGGAAAGGCCGAACAACATTCTCAACAACTGGCGTGTTACGAAAACAACTTTAAGATTAGGTAGTAGAATTATAGGTAAGTGTATGATGGGATCAACATCAAATGCTTTAGACAAAGGAGGTAGAAATTTTAAAAAGCTTTATGATGACTCGGATGTTACAAAAAGAAACGCCAATGGACAGACTCGCAGCGGATTATATTCTCTGTTCATTCCTATGGAGTGGAATTACGAAGGATACATTGATTCTCATGGCGTACCTGTCTTCGACACACCAAAAAACCCTGTTGAAGGACCGCATGGTCAAAAAATAAAAATAGGTGTAATAGAGTATTGGAACAACGAGGTAGAAGGATTAAAAGATGACCAAGACGGTTTAAATGAATTTTATAGACAGTTTCCGCGCACAACTAAGCACGCATTTAGAGATGAGTCAAAAGAGTCTTTATTTAATTTAACTAAAATATATCAACAGATAGATTTTAATGAAGATTCTAAAAACGAACTAGCTATAACAACAGGTAGTTTTCAATGGGAGGATGCTAAGAAAGATACTAGAGTTATATTTATGCCTAATAAAAATGGTAGGTTTAAAATAACTTGGGTTCCTCCATTAGAAATGCAAAATGTAAGATATATAAAAAATGGAATTAACTATCCTGGTAATGAATCACTAGGTGCTTTTGGTTGTGATCCATATGATATATCTGGAACAGTAGATGGTAAAGGTTCTAATGGTTCTTTACACGGGTTAACTAAATTTAGTATGATGGACGTTCCTCCTAATCATTTTTTCTTAGAATACATAGCTAGACCCCAAACAGCTGAAATATTTTTTGAAGATGTATTAATGGCTTGTGTTTTTTATGGCATGCCAATATTAGTAGAAAACAACAAACCTAGATTACTATATCATTTTAAAAGAAGAGGATATAGAGGTTATGCAATGAATAGACCAGATAAAAAAAGAAATAAACTATCTGTTACTGAAAAAGAAATAGGTGGCATACCAAACTCTAGTGAAGACATAAAACAAGCTCACGCAGCTGCTATAGAAACATATATAGAACACTTTGTTGGACTAAGAGAAAACGGTTATGGAGATATGTATTTTCAAAAAACCTTAGAAGACTGGGCAACATTTAATATAAATAACAGAACTAAACACGATGCTTCTATTAGTACAGGTTTAGCTTTAATGGCTTGTAACAAGCATAGATATTTACCTCAAGCTAAAAGAGAATTAAAATCAGTAGACTTGGGTTTTAAAAAATACGATAACAAAGGAATTACATCAAAAATTATTTAAATGAATATATACACTAACACTAACAGCGCTTTTCCTAGCCAAGTTGTAAGCACTGCTGAAAAAGCAAGTTGGGAGTACGGGTCTCAAGTTGCACAAGCAATAGAACAAGAGTGGTTTGGTCGAGGCAGAACTAGTGGCAATAGATATTTAACTAATTGGAACAATTATCACCAGCTTCGTCAATATGCGCGAGGAGAACAGAGTATACAAAAATACAAAGATGAATTGTCTATTAATGGCGATTTGTCTTATCTTAATTTAGACTGGAAGCCAGTTCCTATTTTATCAAAATTTGTTGACATTGTAGTTAATGGTATTTCTTCTAAAAGCTATGATATAAAAGCATATTCTCAAGATCCAGAATCTATAAGAAAAAGAACAGAATACGCTTCTAGACTTCAAGAAGATATGCTTGCTAAAGAATATCTTGATAACTTAAAAAACACTTTAGGTATTGACCTTTATCAATCTCCTAATAAAAAAGTTATTCCAGAAACAGCTGAGCAACTAGAACTTCACATGCAATTGACTTATAAGCAATCAGTCGAAATAGCAGAAGAAGAAGCTATATCTTCTATATTAGCTCAAAATAAATATGACTTAGTAAGGCGTAGGTTAAACATGGACTTGACAGTTTGTGGTATTGCCGCTGCTAAAACTAACTTCAACACGGCTAATGGAGTTACTGTAGATTACGTTGACCCTGCTTATATTGTTCATTCTTATACAGAAGATCCAAACTTTGAAGATATATATTATGTAGGTGAGTTAAAAGCTATAACAATACCAGAGCTAAAAAAAGAGTTTCCAGATATTAGCGAAGATGAATTAAGAAGAATACAAGCCATGCCTGGTAATAAATCTTATGTTACTGGTTGGGGTGATTACGACGAAAACACAGTTCAAGTGTTATATTTTGATTACAAAACATATCACAATCAGGTGTTTAAAATAAAGCAAACAGATCAAGGTTTAATGAAAGCTATTGAAAAAGACGATAGTTTTAATCCACCTGAAAATGATAACTTTGAAAGAGTATCAAGATCTATAGAAGTTTTATACAGTGGTGCCAAGGTTTTAGGGACAAACACTATTTTAAAATGGGAGTTAGCAGAAAACATGTCTAGACCTTATGCAGATACTACAAAAGTAGAGATGAACTACGCTATATGTGCGCCTAGAATATATAAAGGTAAAATAGAATCTTTGGTGAGTAAATGTGTTGGCTTTGCTGATATAATACAATTGACTCATTTAAAGCTTCAGCAAGTTTTATCTAGAATGGTGCCAGATGGTGTCTATTTAGATATGGACGGACTTGCAGAAGTTGACTTAGGCAATGGTACTAATTATAATCCCGCCGAAGCACTTAACATGTATTTCCAAACTGGTTCTATTGTAGGTAGATCAATGACGCAAGACGGTGAGTTTAATCACGGTAAAGTTCCTATACAAGAATTAAATAGTTCTAATGGTCAAGCTAAAATACAAAGCTTAATAACAACCTACCAGTACTATTTACAAATGATACGTGATGTAACGGGACTTAATGAGGCTAGAGATGGTAGCACACCTGATAAACAAACACTTGTTGGATTACAAAAAATAGCAGCTAACGCTTCTAATGTAGCAACTAGACACATTAAGCAGTCTAGCTTGTATTTAACTTTAAAAATAGCAGAAAACATTGCTTTAAAAGTTTCAGACGCTTTAGAGTTTCCATTAACAAGACAAGCTTTAGAAAATTCTATATCAACATACAACGTTCAAACCTTGCAAGAAGTTAATAATTTAAATCTTCATGACTTTGGTATATTTTTAGAACTAGAGCCAGACGAAGAAGAGCAAGCTAAGTTAGAAGAAAATATACAGGTAGCTCTACAAAGCGGTGGTATTGATCTAGAAGACGCTATAGATTTAAGACAAATTAAAAATCTTAAGTTAGCTAATCAAATGCTTAAAATAAAACGTAAGCAAAAAATGCTACAAGACCAACAGTCTCAGCAAGCTAATATACAAGCTCAAGCTTCTGCTCAAGCAGAAACTGCAGAAAAAACAGCTATGGCAGAAGTTCAAAAACAAGAAGCTATATCAGGTGCTAATGTTCAATACGAACAAGCTAAGAGTCAAATGGAAATTGAACGCATGCAAATTGCAGCTCAAATAGAGCAGCAAAAACTACAACAACAGTTTCAATATGATATGCAGTTAAAGCAGATGGACGTAAAAAGCATGGAAGCAAAAGAAGATAAAATAGAGAACAGAAAAGATAAAAGAACAAAAATTCAAGCAACTCAACAGAGTGAAATGATAAGCCAAAGAAAAAACGAAACAGGACCTATTGATTTTGAAACAGAAAATAGTCTGCAGCCGTTTCCCACAGTTAGTTAAACTGTATTATTAATTATTTAATTATATTATATTATGTCAGAAGAAGTAAAAACAAATGAACCTGTTAAACAGGAAGGTGAGTTTAAATTAAAAAAGAAAACAACACCTAAAAAACTAGTAGAAACAAAAGATAACATTGTAAAAGTAAGTGTTAATCCTAAGGAACCTTTAGTAGAAATGCCAGATAATGTCACAAAGGTTGAAATAAAAAAAGAAGAAGATGCCATTCAAATCGGAGAAACAAAAGAAGTATCTGGAGATACATCATCCGGAGATAGCGTTAAGATGGAAGAACCTATACAAGAGTCCAACGAGACTGCTGAAGGGTTTTCTCCAATCAAAGAAATAGAAGAAACTGAAGTTAAAAAAGTTGAAGCTCAAGTTAAAGAAGCTGTTAGAGATGAAAAGGTTTTAGGTAAGCCATTACCGGAAAACATTGAAAAGTTAGTTTCATTTATGGAAGAAACTGGTGGGAGCATAGAAGATTACACTAGACTTAACACTGATTACTCTAAAATTGATGATAAAACATTATTGAAAGAGTATTACAAAAAAAATAAACCTTATTTAGAAGGTGAAGATATTGATCTTTTGCTAGAAGATTTTTCATTTGACGAAGATTTAGACGAACCAAGAGACATACGCAAAAAGAAAATTGCGTTTAAAGAAGAAGTTGCAAAAGCTAAAGGCTTTTTAGAGGAAACAAAGAGTAAGTACTACGACGAGATCAAGTTGAGACCGGGCGTAACTCAAGACCAACAAAAAGCTATGGACTTTTTCAATAGATATAACAAGGAGCAAGA